TATGGCCATCTTCTATTAATTATAAGGGTACTACTTTACCTTGAATATCTGTGTTAGGGTATTTTAATTCAAATATCATAGGATCTAAAGAAGGATAAATTACATTATTTTGGGTTGCTCCTTTAATATCATATGAATATTCAGAATACCCTAAATTTTCACCTGTTTTGTTTATAAATTCTAATGTTTTTACTGTTTGTACTCCTTCAATATTATCTAAAAGAACATTTAAATCTCTTAATAAAATTGGTTGATTAATTTGCCATTTATCTATACTAAAAGCATCAATTAAAGCTGTTATACATTCTAATATTACTTCATCTGAATTAAATGAAGGTAAGGTAATAATTTCAAAATTAATCCCTATATTAATAATAAAGGCATCTTTGATACCAATAGCATCATTAATCATTTTATACTCAGCTAAGTAAGTTGCTAAATTTTGTTTTAAAGCAGGGGTTGCTGTAGTTAATTCTTTTTGATCATTATATGATAATATATATAAATCTAAGGTATTATTTGAATTAGATGATGCTTGAGGTTTTGAAGCATAAACTTTTGAGATAGTTCCATATATTGAAGGTAAACTTAAAGATCTAATTACATAATCATCAAAAGTAACACTTCTTAACTGATTTTGAAAATTACCCATTGAATTTTGTCTAATCTCATTTATATCATCTCCATCTGATCCTCCAGTTGCAGCTATTGGATTATTTACTAATAATGAATCAAATATTTGGTTAGCTAATGATGACTGAGAATCTGGTATAGATGAATTAATAAATTCAATATTAGTATTATCTAATACAGTTAATGTATTTGCAGGAGTGTTTGCTGTTACTCCTCCTCCAACATAATAACGTACTGTTAAAGTTGTATTAGAAGGTGCAATACCATAACTATCTGTGAATATATAGTTAGTAGGTGAAAATGCTGTGGTTAATTTATCTTGTTCACTAGGTAATCCTAACCCAACATTGTTTGGATTTGGAATTAATTCTTCAGTAACATCCCCAGGATTACCAGAACCAAATTGTAATTGAAGGGTGTTTTTATTTAAAAATCTAGTTGCAAAACGTTTAGCAACTTGTTTTGTTTTTAATAAATAAGCTATATTAGTATCAGATGATAGATTAGGATCATTTGGGTTTGAATTTTTAATACTATCATACACAGCATCTTGGGCTAAATAATCTACTTCATACCATTTATCTCCATTAGAATCAGTTATATCTAATATGTTTAGTATATTATTATCATTAATAAGTTTATTATTAAAAGGAATAGGAGAGGTAAATGAAAACGTTTTTGTTTTAATGGTAGCAGATATAGCTTGACGGGTTTTTTTTAATAGAAAAAATGTGGGTGCACCAGCAGCTGTTTGGTAAACAGTTACTGTAGTTTCATCCATTGATCCACTTGAGGTAAAATCTATTTTATCTTGAATTACAAATTGTAATGAACCGCTTAAGTTAGATGTTACTGTTGTTGAGGATGGTATTTGTAAAGCATAAGTAAAATCTGGGATTGACTCTCCAGCTCCATTAGTAATGGCTGGTACTTGTTGGTATATATCTAATTCAGTAGTAGCAGCTGTAGTTGCCTTAGGTTTATACCCCATCATATACGCTAAATCATACAGATTTTGTGTCTGTCGAGCGTATTGCATAAAAGTTTCTTGAAATTGGTTATCTACGTAAAAAGACATTACATCTCCAACATAAGCAGCCATTTCCATAAACATCATTCCTGGGGAAGATGGGGTAAAGTCATTATATGTATTAGGAAAATACGTTTTAGTATAATCTATAAGACTATTTTTTAGAGAAGTAAAATCTCTATCTATATATTTTATGTCTCTTTTAGTTGCCATTTTATAATTGTATGTTTATTTCATCTTCAATTCCAAAATTAGTTGCTACATAAGTTAATGTAATATCTAATCTATTAAAATCTTCATTTCTATTAATATTTATTTCTTTTATATTAACAAAAGGGAAAAATTGATTACACTCATCTCGCATTATTTTTATAAGTGTCTCCTCAGTTATTTCAGTTATACTTTCAAATACTGTGTTGAATAGTATACTACCAAAAAATGGATTGAATACTCTTTCACCTTTTCTAGTACTAAAAAAATTAGTTAAATTATTTTGTATAGCTTCTCTAGTTAAATAATTTGATTTAAATACAGCCGGACCATTAAATGGAATATCGACCCCTACTGCTTTTCGAGCAATATTATCAATCGGAAATTTATTATTAACTATTATTGCCATTTTTTATTTTTTTATTAATCCCATAATTTGATCAAGACCAACTTGACCTTCAGGAAGAGCACCATTAATAGCATCTACAGGTCCTGTTGGATTCATTGTTCCAGCATATGCTGCAGTAGCAGTCCCACCTTGTTGCATTTCACTTAACATGCCCGAGAACATATTTCTTCGTTCTTCAGGGGTTAGTTGTTTTGGTTGATCAATTTTAGGTTGAGCATAAGATTCATTTACTACTGATTTAGGAGATTTTAATGCTTCAAGTAAAATTTCTCGCAACTCCTCTTGGATTGCTTCCTTTACAGCTTCCTTTAACATTTTTTTAAGTTCTGAGGTTTTCATTTGTGTTTTTGTTATAAATATAATTAATTAATAAGATGATAAACTATCTCGGTCTATTATGAATTTTAATTCATTTACCAATACTGCATTATTTGGGGTGAATGATAATTCCCCTTTAATTAAGGGAATACCATAAGAGTTATACCCAACGGCTCTGTATCTATTTACAGTAGGTGTAAAGGGTACTACTTCAATTTCTATAATAAATCCATTATATGATATTGGTTCTTCTTCTTCAAAATCATTTTCTCCTAAAGCAGTATATTCTTTAACTTTATCGGAGATAGTAGGGAATTGGTCAGATAATTCAGGGTAACATTCATTTAATTTATCAATAATATCTTGTAGGGGGAGGGATATTTTTCTTATGATAGATGATATTAAACCTGTAGCTGCAAATATAGCAGAAGCTTGACCTGTAAGTTTAGGTAAACGTGGACTACCAGTATTGTCATAAAGTATTAAATTTCTAAAAAAATCTAAATCATCCAATATAGATACAATAATACCAGGAAGACCAAAAGGGATTGATTTAGCTAATCCTGATATAGTAGGTATGGTTATATTTAATATATTAGCTACTCTTTGGACTTGTTTTAATGAATTTGAGGTAAAATTTCCAATATTTGCTATTTTATCTATTTTTTTTACAGTTGAATTTAAATCATCTACTAATCCGTTTAAAGGTATTAAAGATTTTTCAACTTGAATTTTAGGGGGACATGAAGGAATTTCTTCATTAACCTTATTAAGAAGTGCTTCTAATCCCATTTGAATAGCTAATTGAGTTACGGTAGGAATCATTTGTTCTGCTATTCTAGTTCCTTCAATTTGAATTATATTTTTTAAAGCTGCTAATCCTTTAGGTTTATCAGGATTATTATTTTTAATATTTTCAAGATCCTGTTTTAAGTCGTTTTTTCTTTTTTTTCTTTCTTCTAGACGTTTTTTTAAATCTTTAGCTGCTTGAGCTCTTTTTAATTTTAATTTTGCTTTAGATCCTTTTAATGGATTTTGAAAAGATTTATTAGGGATAATAGCCATTATATAGTAAAATTATCTTTAGAGGTAATATTTTTTAAATCTTTCTCAATTACCTTTAGAGAAGCTTCTGTAGTAGAAGCAATAGCATTTAATGTAGCTATAGGAACACCAGCAGGAACACCTACTATTGTTTTACATATAGTTGCAAATGATTTTACTGTGGTTATTAATTCACTTAATAAATCTACTGTTTGATTACCTAATAATAAAGGTTCATTTGCATCTTTAGAACCTAAATATATTTTATTACTTTGAATATAGACATTTTCAGTATCAACATTAAAACTAGAATATGCATTTATATTAACAGATTTACCTGATGTCATTAATATATGATCTGATTTACTATTAAATAATAATCTACCTGAGTTTATTATAATTTGGTTTTCTATATATTGATTAGGTGATATTGGTGGGTCCGATGGGTAACTATCATAATTTGATGAAGCTACATTTATTGGAACCTGTTGTGTACTGGTAGCATATATTGAACTTAAATCTTCATTTATATTTTCATTAGTAGGAATCCAAGGTTGGGTTTGTGTTTGTGATTGTCCATTCACTAACATAAAAATAGGATCACCATTAGTACCTTGGGTTGACCATGGGTTTTTATTTAAAACTGTAGATCCAAATCTTATACTTTGTCCCCATCTACCTTCATAGATTATATCACCTTCATAAGGTTGTAAATTTTTAATACCCTCTTTTTCTTCAAATGTATTACCTAGATTTATATCTTCATCTTCAGGTTCAGTTGTATTTTGAGAAGCACCAACTTGAGCATTATTATATGAATTTATTTTATTATTTGATGATTCTTCTTCATTCCATTGAGTTAAAGGATCAGGAAAAGCATTTTGATGGGATGTATTCCATAAATTAATTGGAAGAAAATAATAATATTCAGTTCTATTTAAATCAACAAATGTTGGATCTTGTGCATTAACCGAGGGGAAAGATACAATGTATGCTATTTCATTTAATAGAGGAACTTGCCTCATATTAGGAAATAAAGGTTTAGCAAAATTATAATTTTCTAATAAATTATCAGTGTCTATATTATCGGATGAAGGAGAGGGATTAGTAAAGGGATCAAATAAAATCCCACTTAAAGCATCATAACCATTATATTTATCATATAATTTAGAATAATTTTGTTGGATATTTTCCATATCCAAAAAAGTAAAACGTACCCTAACAGGTTGAATTATAAACTGTGGGATATTATCAAAAGAAGATTTATTTTGATAATTTTGAGCCGCTAAACCTACTTGTCCATACATTATTTTTCCGGATTATCTATTTGTAAATCTTGCATTGCTTGAAGAAGTTGTTCCTTTTCATCATCGGATATTGTATATTCTCCTTCTGATGATTGGGTTGCTACTGCTCTTTGAATAATAGTAGCCATTTTAATGAGTTGCTCATCATTTTTAACTCCAATTTCCATATATTCTTTAATTAAGGGAACTACAAGAGTAGCATCACCTATATCTGAAATTAATGGTTTTAATTCGTTTATAAGAGCAGAAACTTGTTTCTTTTTTTCGTTTTGGTTAGTGTAAATTTCTTGAAGAATATCTGAGAATTTTTTCTTTCCAAATACTATACTATCTAATTGTGACATAATACATACGTTCTAGTTTATTATAAATATCAAAACTAAAAGTTTGTATAACCATTTTCTAAATAAAATACGTAATTATCTTTAAATATTGCGTATAATTGATTAGCTATTTTGGTGATTTTTGGAGTTTTTACATCTACCATTTCACGAATATAAATGTAAAGGGCTTTTTTATTAAATACATCTATATTTTCTCTTTTACGGAATAACTCTAAAATAGCGTCAGCAATAGCAGCATCATTACCTTTAGGAAATAACTCAAAAATATTTTCAGTACAATGTTCAGTAAATTCATCTATAAACATAGATAATGAATCTTTATATCCATTTTCATCTATTAAATAAGAATGTTTATCATCATCTTCTAATACTGATACTGGGGCTTTATCTACACGTTTTTTATAATTTTTCTGGTTAGATAATATTAGATATCTTTTAGCAATGGTACCAAAATAAGAATATGCTTTGGCCCCTCTTAAAGGATCAAATTTATCTAACTTAGATAATAAAAATGTGATGACTTCATGTTGTAAATCTTCAATATTATCTACCTCAGTATAATAATATTTAAATGTATGAATTATATTTTCTGTAAGTTTAAAAAAAGCATAATGAATACGATCTCGATATATATCACTTCTGATTTCGGGGTCATCAGTGTTATTATATAATACAATAGCATCCTCAGTATCTTGAGTGAAATAATTTTTAGACTTTTTTTTCCTTTTTTTAGGCATATTTATAGGTTCTTAACATTAAAACTATTTAGAACTGATTGGATATTTTTTAGTTGTTCAAAGAAAAATCCAACTTCATCATCAGTTTCAAATGAACCCTTTTGATCAATTTCTTTTAGACGTTTTTCTGTTTCTTCTATATAGTCTGAAAATTTATTAAGATAAGACATATATCCCATTAGAATATCTTCTTGTTTTTCATTCTTTTTTAAAAGATTAAAGGTCGTAAATCCTAAGACTACGACCAATATTGACAAAATTATTATAGCTACTAACATCATAGATTATCTAACATATTTTTAAGACCTTCACTTTTTATATTATTAAGGGCCTTATTTTTTACTGAGGGGTTATTTGATTGTTTTTTATTGCCTCCCAATGTAAAATTCTTTTTTCCACTATCCAAGCTATTCTTTTCTCCTTTTA